GTTATATTACCGATAATTCTATATACAAATGACATGTGCTGCTGGAACAACCACATTTAGAATTGAGTCTGAAGGGACTACATTAAAAACCGCGGATGCAAAAAATGTTGATGTATGCACTGCGACTCAAATCCTTGACAATTTACATCGTGAATTTACAGAAAAATATGAACCTGTGCCAAGTGGGTCAGCTACTGTTCCAGCCGGAAAGACTAAAATTGCAGCTGGTTTAAATGTCAATCCTACATTTCATTTACGAAACCAACCTCCCGTAACTGCAGGTGATCCTCTAAACCGGTTTTATAAGATTTTTACTGAGAAAACGGAAGCCGACCCCGAATATCGAAGTGTTATAAGTGCAATTATGAAAGGGGTGAATGATAGTAATGAATCTTCGTATAAGACGGAGCCAACGAAACAAACCGATTTTTCCAATCCAGATAATTTCAAAGGAATATACGGTTTAATCAATGTGAACGAGTTATTAGAAAGGAAAATTGCAAATACTGTCGGAAAGTTTTCTGGTTCATCCATGACTACAAATGCAATAAGTGATACAGACCGTTACGAAATGCGTAATGGCATAAAAACAACGTTTGAAGAAATCGCGCATCGAGAGAATCAAATCTATCGTGAGAAATTTCTGAATATTATTTTGATAGTAGTAGGTATCTTTCTTGTAAGCACACAACTAGTGAAGAAATACTTCTCATTTGAAAATAGTGGAAGTTTTGGGTTTGGAGGAGGAAGCTTATTTAGTGGGTTTGGGTTAGGAACAAATAGCGGATTATTTAGTCGATTTGGCGGACTCGGATTAGGACGCAGCGGTCGTTCGCGATTAGGTAGCAGTCTATTTACAAATAACCCATATTCTTTATCCAATCGATAATGGTAGCAAGATAAGCGGTGCGTATGTTATAATATTCATTATATATAACATACAGTAATAATGAATAATTATCAAGAAAAAGAACAAGGATACCAAATGTTTCCAAATGCAACACCTTATTCACTCGATAATTTTGAAAATAATAATAAGAGTAAGGGTGTTAAAGAAGGAATCACCGTTGAAAATGATGACGGATTAAATAAAACGATGGTGTCTTTAATGAGTGAATATGCAAAGGATACTAATGATACGAAGGCTAAGAGTAAACAAGAAGGAATGCTTACAGGAACATCCTTAAATTTGAACTTACTTCAGGGCGACCTTATGAATTATGGTCGATATGACCTAGATAAAAACCCGATTCAGCCTTTTACTGACCGCATTCAAGAAACGTTATCATCATCGGGCGTAGTTTCTTATAAAGAAGGATTAACGACTGATGACAAGAAGTCGTCCGCATCGACTGTATCGACAATTTCATCAGGCACAACTAGTGCCGGGAAAAGCCAAAAATTACTCGACCTCGAGAAGAAATTAAGCGAACTTACGACTGAATACACGTCTCAGTACCGGTTATACACCGAAGATTTACTTACCAGGTCTCGGTTTCTACAGACAAATAGTCAGTACCTGAATAAGTTGGTCCGCGACACATCATATTCTGGAAGTGACTCAAGTGCTGCTTTTTATTATGTGAATCAATTTGGATACACTCACCGTTATAAGGATTTATCATCGGTGTTGTTATATGATGACAAGACGTGCCCGTCAATCACGCGAAGTGATACGCTTCCGAGCGATGATAAGATGAACCCGTTTAAGATAACGCCTACATCGTTTATTGACATTAGCAATGGAAGCAGCGGTGGCGGATTTAGCAATTTTTCACATTTAGCAAGTTATGATATGAACGGATATACATCGTGCATCACTACAAAAAATGTGAAACTTCCAGGCGCTTCATCATCGGATGACCAATATGCCTGGATTGATTATGAGGGAAAGAAACATATCTATGAAAAAGGAGTATGGCCTGATAAACGACACTCAACATGCCTTACTTCTGTTGTAGGCGAGCCAATTTCTCTCACCGCGAATCATTACAACTCGATACCTACCGTAACAGATGCACCTATGAAAGAAAATAGTGAATGTTTTCGCGCAAGTGTAACACCCACCATAAATTCCAAATTAGAAGATATTAAGAAGAAAATCGACGATACTGTGGCAGAAATAAAGAAAGAAAATCAAAACATCCTCAATAGTGCAGCAAATACGACGATTATCCAAAGAGAGAAGACATTCGCTGAAAAATGGGGTTCTCTCGACGATGATATTTTAGCTCAAATTAAGAAACTATTAGGGAATTATTATTACCCCGCGGTTTATGTATTTTGGTGCTTTATCATACTCATAGCTGTGCTTATGATATTTAAGTTTGCATTTTTGTTTGTGTCGCCAGGAGGTGGCGGTGACAGCGGAAACATGAGTGATGGAAACGGAAATGGTGGAGGTGTTTCTTTACTTGGTATTGTCATTATGGTACTTATTGTTATTTTTGCGGTGTACTACTATTTTTCATACACATATAATTTAGATGTAGATATAATACGTAATGATAAAGATACAGTATACACTCTAATGTAATGTATTGTATTGTAATGTAATGTATTGTATTGTAATGTAATGTATTGTATTGTATTGTATTGTATTGTATTCGAATGGTTTCGAACGCGCTTTGTATGCGCCGGGTATAATATTCTATGTTATATGTATCAGTTATAACATAGAATATTATAATACAAAATGAGTAATTATTCGTTGTTATTGTCAAAAATGGCAGAATTAAAAACGCTTACGGCAGAATATACGACTTTAACAACAAAGCATAATCCAGCGTTATCAACTAGAACGGCATATTCCAACGATATGGATAGATATACACTTACACCGGATATTAATTCCATTTCAAGCACAGTAACGCCTCTCGTCACCAAACCGGGTGAAGATTACGGGGGATATTGGAAATATGTTGGAAAGGTCGTTCCAGGTTCACCAGATGATATTAATGCAAATTCTCAAAAGTGCTGGAATATGGCGGCAAATGACCCACATTTGTTTAAAAAAGTGGCATATACCGGTAAAAATGGCATAAATCTAGGACAAAGTGAGTGGGATAATCGATGTTATGGTTTAATATATGATGCACCGAATGATGCAGAGTATACTACAAAATCGACTGGATATTCTTACATGATAGGTAATAAGAATGCTGCCGGTACAGAGGCTGGTAATAATGTATATACAAGATTAGGAATGAATAGCACATCAGATACAACCAATATAGGTAACGCATCCAAAATATATGACATACAATTACGTGTGAATTCTCTCGTTCAGGATATCGCATCACTTTCAGATACGGGCATCAACACCGAATTAAACTCTCTCATCGGTTCCGCTGCCGATGCTAGCACACTCATCGATAAAATTAACACTTATATGAATACAAGTGCGTCTGATATTTCAGGCAATTATTACACTATAGATAAGCGTAAGGAAATGAATAATATTTACTCAGAAATAAACGAGCAAACCACGTTACGCGCACGAAAATACAAGTTCATATTTTATATTGTTATCGGAATATGTATTATTTTCGGGTATCTGTCATATACATCGAAATTATCAATACTAGACCAGATTGATACCATCAAACAATATGTAGGGTGGGGATGGTGGACGAATTGGTGGGTTATCGCAATCGTTGTAGTCCTATTTATTATTTCATCGTTTGGATGGGATATGAAAGGGACTTTACTAATGATAATACGGTATTTAACTGATACCCAGTTCTGGACCGGTCAATTATGGTGGATCGGTATAACATTTATATTGTTAATTATCATTTTCTTTTATGCGACATTTAAAACCTTTTTCATGGAAATTGGCACAGGGTTGAATGGTATTCAGAGCAGTTTGGATCGTGGTAATGCAGAGTAAGATAACTTTCTATAAAAATATTCGCTGGTATATATAGTATACATCATTATTACTATATATAATGTTTTATCAAAATTCAAATGATTTAGTAAAAAATGCAAGTGTGAAATCAGGACATGTGCAAAATTCTAAAGAGACACGAGAATTAATGATGAATCAGTTGGACACTATTGCAGACGGCAACCTGGGTAGTAACGACCACACGAGAAATATGTCTGAACAACCTCATGCGTCATTAGGTATTGGTGCCCAATTTCAAAATATGATTCAGAATATGATTCAAGGATTTTCATTAAAGGAAGGTATTGACGGCGCGGGTGCTGCTGCTCCAGCTAATCCGTCCACAGGTATCGGCGGAAATGGTAATACCGACCAGAGTAAATTCATAAATAGCCAGGTCAAAGAAGATAAAAAATATACCCAACAAGAGTTAGACCATATTAAAAAAGTAGGGGACATTATGAATTTAATAGAGAAAGATGAGAAAAATCGTCGCCAAAACTGGGTGGAAGTAACCGACGCTGCAGGTATTACAAAATATGGATATATCACCAAAGACGGTATTTTTCAGATATGGCATGTCCCGTCATCACCCTCAGCCAACCCCGCAAACTGGCTTCAAACCGACAATATGAAGCAAAATACTGGTGTAATCGGTTGCCCCGCGCCATCAAGTTCAGTACAAAAAATCAAAATTGCAGGGACTTGGGATGATATCAAACCATATGATTTAGTCTATGCTGATAGCGATAGTGGGCGAACAAAACCCCTTTTTATGGTCATAAATGACGTGGTTCGTGATCCCAAAAATAGCCATGGTAATAAAGGATTATTTTCGTGCGGTAATGAACGCGGAAATGTGTATGTCAGCGAACGCCCTTCGGCGGATTTTCAGTTCCCGGGCTCAGGTGTTGATACTATTCAAATGGGTTGTTATGTCATCGGTGACGACGTAACTGATAGTCATTTAACCAACCGTGGTTTTACTTTTCAACATGATTTATATGAAGCATCTATTTCACAGTGTAAGCGACGTGCAGAAGATTTAGGTAGTACTTATTTCCTGATATCTGCGCCTGAAAAGGATAAACCGAATAACCGAGGTGGCTGTTGGATTTATACAGGGTCCGGGAAACCTAATGTCAACGGTATACTTTCTTTTGATAATACGGGTAAGAAATGCCACGCGATGGGAAACCCGGAAAGTGACGAGGACGGTTTTTTGAAATCATATAGTAATTCTAACCTGAAACGGTTATATGGTAAGGACACCAAGAGTGAAGTTCCGCTCAATCCACCTAATCCTGAATGCGACCATAAAACCCAGAGCCGGTGTATTTTTAAAAATTATCATCATGTGGGCGGCGCGACTTGTTATCCTAATAACTGGAATGGATGGTGGGCGTATGGCGGCCTGTATAATTATAATAACCATGAACTTAAGGGTTGGTTACAGGCGCTTCACAATCGAAATGCTGATGGATTAGAACGTGATGCTGTAAATGAATACATCGAAAAATGTAAAAAAACAGAGGGATACGAATTTTTAGATGACAACCCCCAATCCCGCACTAAAATCGAACGGTCGGTTGCGCTTTATTCGCTTAAAAAGGGCGGACCTACCGGAGTGGATGATATCAATCCTAATGGACCCGGTTATATTGGTCGTATCGCGTATGTCGACCATAATGGCGAGAGACATGATTATCCTTCATCAGCACTTACATTTCTCGCACCTTCGAAAAACGAGAAAGGCGAGACTATGCCTGCATCTTATTTAAATTTGGGTGGTTATGATACGCGTTCTGCGGAGAGTTCGTATAGTCTCAAAGAAATCACGCCGGGGAGCTACAGCGAGGCGAGCAATTTGCTTTATAAAGCAAGCCGCGATGGCTGGTCGCCGCAGAGGTTTCACCAATTGTGCGACAATAAAGGCGCAACTTATACCCGCGCGATGATAAATGATGGTCGCGTTCTGGGCGCATATAATTCTCTTAGTTGGTCGTCAACTGTTCAAGATTATCAGCACGATAAAAATGCATTTTTATATGATGGAACAACTAAATTCCCTTCAACAAATAGTATTTGGGGTTCAGGCTTATATACGACTTATATGAATTCGAACTATTACCCGACATTTGGTGGAGGGCACGATATGTATATCTGGGGCCAAAACATGTATAATAACGCATATACATTTATAACAAGTGATGGAAGGGCCCCGTTTGGGCGAAACCGTTATACTTACCAACATTACACATTACAAGACCTTGAAGTCTATTCTGTAGATTCGAATACGTTCCCGAAAACATTAGATTTCGCGCGTCGGTTACGAACCATGCCTGTCGGCGAAAGTATAACTGCATCGTTTGAAAAATGTCGCGGTATGTGTGATGCTGATGAGAAATGCGGCGGTTTCGTTTATACAAAGGGAAGCGGCGGCGCAGATGGAAAGTGTGAATTAAAGGACAAGGCGAAGATGTATCCGGTGGGATTACGTGTTGCGGACCCAACAAAGCAATTTATGCTTAAGGTCCCAACTATCAACGGCTCTATAAGTGATGATAAGTGTAAAGTCGAAAATGGCGCGTATAAATTGATAGATAGCGCACAATATGCTCATTATCCAGACACCGGTTCGATGTCGTCTGGAACAAAATGTAATATGAGAAATATTGTTCCTAAAAAAGGAACGTTACAAGCATCAGATTTAACATCTGTGTTTGGCGCGGTAGATAACGCATTCAAAGAAACAGTATCTAAAACGGATGAATATCGCGAGCAGACAACCAGTACAGCGTCGGTAGTATCGGCTTCACCTGGTAGAGAAAGTTTTACGGTCCTGCGTGAAGGTCTTTCTTATATGGATACGATGGCGGATGTATCCAATAATTTAAGTAATATTTCAAAGTCACAATATCAGCGCGAACGCTTGCTTGCAATCAACGAAGAGAGTAATAAATTATTAATTTCGGAATCGTATAAGTTCATTCTTTGGAGTATTTTAGCAATATTGGCTGTTTTAGCTGTTTTGAAGATAAAAGATATGTTCGGTCAAGATGATGTAGATGATGATGATGGTGGCGGTGAAGCCGCTGAAGGTGGTGGATTTTTAGCAACAATATTAGGATGGTTCGGAGTGAAAAGCGTGAAAACAGATGATATTGTGGATAGAACCGGGGATGTGAAAGCGGCATTAAGTTCGGCCGGAGAACAATTAAAGGAGACCGGGGAAAACTTAGCAACAGGTTTAACCGAAGGTGCCGATAACTTGGTTACGTCCATGAACGAAGCAGCAGTTGGAGCGGTAGAAGGCGCCAAGGGTTTGGCAGATAAAGTAAGTGAAACTGCTTCGGCCGCAGTAGATAAAATAGGTAATAGTACTGGGACCTCGACCGGAACCGGGGCATCGACCGGACTCGGACTCGGACTCGGATTTGGACCCGGAACAGGAACAGGAACAGGAAACGGAACAGGAAACGGAACCACTACCGGCGGTAATACCCGTGGAAAACATAATCGCACAGGAAAGAAATAACTGAAATAATAATATAATTAGTATTTATGGATTGTAACTACAAATTATATAATTAATGGTATATCAAATCACAGAAAAAAATCAAATATTGATCGCATTATTTGCGATTGTAGTATTATGTGCGGGAAAATTATTCAAAGATTATCTTTATCGTAGTGGTTACGTTGAAGGGTTAGATGGATTGATAATTTCAACAAGTGCAAATACTCCGATGTCTAGGCCATCTACTAGTAGTAAACCATTTCAGGCTTATTTTACGGTCAAATTACCGTCTGACGTAGGCATCGGTGCTGTTATAAAAGTAGAATTACCGGCGGATATACCCAACGAGGTTACTTTATCTGCTACTTCAAGTGACTATACCGCTAATAAAATAGTTAGTGGAACTGAGTCTGACATTCCGTCAGGAGGACCAGTATATGCGGCGTCGCCCCGACTAATATCATGGACGTTAACTTCACGGATGGATGCTGGAAGTGTGGTGAAAATATCAATATCAGGATCATTATTTGCCAAAGGTGGTCAAACCTCGAACGAATCATTTGGACCTTTTAAGGTCTCCGTTGGTTCAGATACTGAAAGTAAGAGTATTTCAATAGTTAAATTTGGTGGAGTTGTTTCCTCTGAAAGTACCACCACATCCGCAATAGAAATCCGTAATGCAATCAACACTATCAATACGCGTCTAGCAACTTCTGGAATAAGTGATGCAGAATCAAATTCATTATATAATGCACGCTCTGCTCTTGTAACCGTTCTTGCATATACATACGGCACGGTCAAGGAAGCCGGAAGGGTCTTTGATTCTGATGCATTATATGAAGCTCAGCGAACTGCGATGGAATTCATTCAAAGAGAGAAGGAGCGTGCCAAGAATAATGCGACCGCACTCAAGGAAGATAATTCGAATAAACGTCGTATGGCCCAAGTAAATACATATTACACGCGCAATTATGAAGCAAATACCGATGTTATGAAAAATATCATTTTTGTATCTGTTGCGCTGATTATTTTGGCCATCTTACGTAATAAAGAATTGATACCTGCTTCAATTTCGACTTTAGGCGTTATTTTCATACTCACGATGGGCGGTATTGTGGTTGGTTCACAAGTGTTTGATATTATTCGCCGAAACGACCACGACTTTGACAAATATGATTGGAATTTTAATGAAGAAGAAATGAACAAAAAACAAATTATCCAAAATAATTCTGACGGTTGGGCGGAAATGGGTTCGGGTCTAGCACCATGTTACGGTCCTTCATGCTGCGATGTCGGAACAACATGGGATGATAATACGAAGAAGTGTATTCCTTCCGTTGGACGTGTTTCTGGAAATGCTTCTTGGGCAGTCACAAGCGGGGCAGGCACTCTAACCATTTCATTAAAGGTTTCTACGGCTTTGGTAGCGTCCGACACCATTACAATTACATTCCCTACCGGGTTGTTTGTGTTTACTGGAACCCCCACTATTTTAGCCGGTAACTTTACAGGTACAACGTCTGTATCAGCACCATTTACTTTGACTGTGGCCGCCGGAGGAGCTAGCGACGGGTCAAAAGTTGTTCCAAATATTGTTATAACTGGTATGAAATTATCTGCAACTGCATCTTATGTATCGAACCAACTTAAGGTGAAAACATCAAAAGACTCGAATGAGTCTGGTATAAGTATAGTCGGTGTCATCTAATCTTCCCTCCTTTATTTATAATCTAACAAATATAGTAGTTAGATTATAATAATCATTCATAATACATAGTAATGGGTATAGATTTTAATGATGCAAAAGACATAGACCCCGAACTTTTAGACCAGGCCAAAAAAGGTGAAGCCGCTATGAAAAACACAGTATCTACAGATAATGACTCTTTAAAAATATCCGGCGGCGGTGGCGGCGACCTTCCATTTGACGAAGTTCTTCAAAATTCACAAAATGATCTCATAAAAGTAAAACAGATTATTTCACAGGGTGGATTTACGGGACCTGAAAGGGATAAATATGAAATGAGTCTTCATCATGCAGAATGGGTCCATTCGCGAAATTTGTATATGAAATGTGATAATGATGTCAAAGAAAAGAGCGTGAAATATATAACTTTAGACAAGGGAACGGCGCAAAATCATGAAATAATGAAGGCGCATAAAGAATGGACTACTACACGAGAAATATGCAAGAAAAGTAGTTCGGATTTATTGGAAAAGGCGAATAAATACGCTGAAACTGACCGCCGCGTTCGTGCAAATAAGAAGGCAGAAGGCGAGTTTTATCCATCGTTATCACAAAAGGTAGAAGGTTTTATCGGGTCTGAACCAATAAAAGAGGGTTTCGATTTTTATAATAAGTCTAACTATAATGATGGTAATAGCGTGCTTACCGCTGGAACTACTAACGCCGCTGGTACAATAATAACACCCATAGTAATGAAATTCAACGAACGTCTTCCTCTCTACGCCGATACGCAGAGAACAACAACTGCTGTTACAAATACAATTCTTCCATGGAGCGATTATTATACTGATTGTACAGGAGTTTCTGAATATAGTAAGAAATTATGCGAGAATGCCAACATGCAAAAAAATAATTACATAATGACAATCAATCAATTATTTGATAGAGCCGACAGATTATTAAATACATATTATAAGGTTGCACCATTAACTGGAACACAAAATAACGAAAAAATAAATGAAATTTTACTTAATGATTCAAATATCAAATCTATTATGGAAAATCAGAAGAAAAATATTGCATTACACAAGCAAAATGCATTATATGACTATGAAGAATATAGTAGTCTTACTTTTTATGAAGACCTGGTAGGATTTTTATATTATGCGGTGTTTGTCATTTTCGCGGTGATGTCTCTGCGCGATTTCTTCGCATCCGCAAGTGGTGCTTACGACAAACGCAATATTATTATATTAATATTACTCGGTATTTATCCGAAATACATCTTACCGGTTGTATTGTGGATATTGAATGGACTCACGAAAATAACGGATTTGCTTGGAGTGAAGAATGTGCGTTTCTGGGGTGCGTAAATCTAATCTAATCTAATCTAATCTAATATTCAGTTGCTTTCTTCGTCGTCGTCCTCCTCTGCGACATCATCGTCGTAAATGATTCGACACTTACGCCATCCCTTGGGTGTAAGCTTTCCGAATTTCTTCGTCATATAATCATAGAGTTCGTTGCCTTTCGGGATATTCTTACCATGTTGTACGACATACCATTTCTTGAACTCTTCATATACTTCGGTCTTCTTGATATATGTGTCTTCGTCCGCGATTCGAATCTTGTCGCGCAAGAACTCCGATAGATAATCCTGTGTATTACGATACTTGTTGCTGCTCGCCGTAACCGCCGCGCAAGTTCGCACTTTTCCATCCGTTTCAAATGCCTTCTTGACGAGCATCGCCATAAAGACATTTACCCACGTCTTAATTTTGACATCTAGATTCTTGTCGATGAGGAACTGATACGGCTCTTCAGGATCATCGGATTTCGGCTCCTCGCAGAATTTTGATTTATAAGGGCACAGGCGAATACGACGCCACGTTCCATCATCGTTGCTCTTGATATCGAACAGGACATTCGTGCATACAACCAACTTGAATTGCGGAACAAACGAAATCGTATTTTTGAATAATGCGCGGGCGGTCATATCATCTCCACCGGTGATTTCTTTCAAGATACCTTCGTTGATGCGGTCGCCCTTCGTCGGTTCCTGCATTACAGCATATCGAACACCCTTGAGTACCGCGAGTTCTGGCGAAGCACCGCCAATCATCGCGCGTTTCTGTGTCACCGCTGTAATCGGAAGAACCGCCTTGTACTCGCCCAAGACCGCCGACATCAATTCGATGAGCTTGGATTTGCCGTTACTACCACCACCAATATAAATATTGAATGTTTGTTCGCGGTTTGTTCCAATAAGCGTGGATGCAAGATGCTCCCACATATACGTCCGGAGTTCTTCTTCCGGGAAGAGTTGCGCCATGAACTCGTTGATTTCGTTGATGTGTGTCCGGTGCTTTTCGTTGTCAAGCGGGATATAGTCTATTTTCGTGGTCTTCGAGAGATTATCGTCGGGTTGTCCACGGCGAAACGTGTGCGTCTTGAAATCAATCACGCCGTTCTTGAAACACAGGAGTTCCGGTCGTGTATCTATTTTTTCTTCGAAATCCTTGTCATAGAATTGCTCACGCACCTCACGCATAATATTGTTCTTAAAACTGGTTGTCTTCAACTTGGTGCAGATGTCCACGATACGACGCGACCGTTTTCTCGCGGAGGTGTATTGGTCACACGTCGGGTCAAGTCCTGACGTGAGGTCCATAATCTCGCGGTGTTTCTTCGTATAAATATCGTGCATATCTTTGGAAATGAGCGCACGAAGAGAATTCCCTTGGTCGCATTCCACCCAACGGTTCTTGTCGAATTCATACCATATATTATCCTTCACACTAACGCAAACGAAACGGTCTTTGAATATCGTGTATAAGACTGTCGCCAAATCCACATCCGTTGATGCATCGTTGGTCGTCTCGTTACATATCGTTTGATGAATGAAGTTGTCGATAGTTTCATTACGGATACGCGTGTATTCTTCAAGGCAATCGTTCTTCGCCCAATACATGATCGACCTGCGTGTGAGACCATCGGGGCTATAAGGAAACCCGCACCAAGTATCATAACTCTTCATAATATCCGTATATGCGAACTTGCTGGATTTCGCGCTGAATAGCATCCAGGTGAGGAACAGTTTATCGCTCGTATTATGAAGCGCCAGTCCGACGCGGAGCCATTTATCGTATGGGTCGTAGTATTGTGATGGAAGCGCCATCGTATAATAATGCGTCTCGCGTATTTCATATTCCTTCGGTTCAAGCATATTCAACATCACTTCAACCGCCATCGTAAGTTCGGAATGGTTCGTGATTTTATCCATCATGATTATGCCGTTGTGCGACATCAACGCATCACTTCCGCCGCCTGGGTTCATTCCACCGCCACCTCCGGTGACAACCAGGCGCAGGCGCTTTCCGCCATCCGCACCACCATTCGCACCGCCATTTCGCCCTGCTGTACCACGTTGTTGATTCAGAAGTGCGTCGTATTCGGCCTTCAGCGCTGTATTATTCGGAATAATCGAAAATGACGGATATCCTGTATCGATTGCACCCGGCGCACCACTCGCAGCCGTCTGCACTGATAGCTTCGCAAAGTTATCCTTCACGTTGAATTTGCTTGTTTTCTCTTCCTGACACATCCACGCACCATCATCATCCGGATCATGCATCATGATGAAATGATACTTCAACATATACGCCTTATGTCCTGGCTTCCGGGAACCGTATAACTGCCAGTTGGTATGACCACGCGATATTCCTTCATCAAGGACATCATTCCACGAATTTGTAATCGGGATGTCCGTCCAAATCTCCGGGAGTTCTTTCAACATTCGCGCACGCAACATTCGCTGAATCGGACGCTCTACAGTTGCGCCAATTATCATATGGATGCCGTCCTTGGTTACATCGTCCAGTTGATTGACATCGCTTTTTTCAAAGATATAAATCGGGATCTGGGCATCGCCGGGAATTTCAACGACCGCCTCCAACGTCTGAATATAGGATTGTATCATATCCAATACATGTTCTTTGGAATGCTGGCGTTTGGTGATACTCGTTTCATACCTGAAATCGAAATCTACCGTGATAATACCCCTCTCCGGATTCTGTTTTTCAGTGAGGAACTCCTGTTTTCCATTTTCAAAGACGTTTGTATAATACTTCTTCCAGAATACCGGCAATATCGCCGGAGGTATCGTATAAACACCACCATGGACATTCAACGCCTTGTCTCCAATCCGCGTATGTGTATAAGCTTCACCCGGTTTGGATGTATGATGTTTCATAAACTGTTCGTATGTCATCCCTGCACAAAGAGACTGGTATGATGATGTTGTGGGGTCGATTACGACAGACCCAGCCCCTGCCGCCGCAGGCGCAATAGGCACGTTATTGCCCCCTCCATTTACTGTTGTCGTCATTCGTCGTGTCGAAACTATCTGTCTTGTAAAATCTAATTTGGTAGGTTAAAGTTTCAATTTTGTTCGAATTATGAATTGAAATTTGTAAAACCTCCGGTTTATATATTCCAAAGGTTTTATCTCTAAATCTGATCCCCCAAAAATGGTACTTTGAATTTTGTGTTGCAAAAAACCGGTGAAAAAGGGGGATACATTATTTTTCGTTTTCCTGGACGCGGGACTTTTGTAAAAAAGTGGTTTTACCCGTAGATTTTTTTTTAGGGTTTGCATTTTTAGTTTTGTGACGATATGTCGTCAGGGGTAAAATAATGTGAGCATTATGGTCACGGTGTTTTACTGTATTTATACATATTCTGCTAGGGTTATCGTCACAAAATGGCCCGGTTCGCTCGATTAAATATTGCGTTGGAGCCCGGGGTCCTTTGGGATTCTCTTTGTTTCATAGATATGTAATTTATCATAATAATTATTCAATACGTTCGTGCGAACTTAAATCTTCAAAGGTGTATAATCTTTACTTGTTTGCGTATGCATGTATATTATAATTACATAATTGAATAAATAATAATATATATCAGTAAAATTAAAAATATCATGGAAACCCCTAATAGTCCATTAGTTCAAGAAATTCTCAATGGACGAAGAGACAAATTAGCAGGAGCTGATTTAAGAACAGCCAATTTAGCAGGAGTCAATTTAAAAAGGTCTGATTTAAGAAGAGCTGATTTAAGAAGAGCCAATTTAACAGGAGCTGACTTAGCAGGAGCCGATTTAGCAGCAGCCATTTTAACAGATGCCATTTTAACAGATGCCATTTTAACAGAAGCCAATTTAAGAGGAGCCTTTTTAAGAGACGCCAATTTATCAGGAGCCGAATTACCAAGAGCCAATTTAGCAGGAGCCGAATTACCAAGAGCCAATTTAGCAGGAGCCATTTTAAGAGGAGCCAAATTACCAAGAACCATTTTAACAGAAGCCAATTTAAGAATAGCCGATTTAAGAGACGCAGATTTAAAAATAGCAAATTTAACAGGAGCCAATTTAGAAAGAGCCAATTTAGCAAACGCCAATTTAGCAAACGCCAAATTAACAAACGCCAATTTAACAGGAGCCAATTTAACAGAAACCATTTTAAGAGGAGCCAAATTAACAGGAGCCATTTTAGAAAGGGCCATTTTAGAAAGAGCCAAATTAAGAGGAGCCAATTTAGCAGGAGTCAATTTAACAAGAGCCAACGTAAGACACGCCGAATTAGCAGGAGTCATTTTAACAAACGCCGTTTTAACAAACGCCAATTTATTAGAAGCCGATTTATTAGAAGCTGATTTAAGAGGTGCCAACTTAGCAGGAGTCAATTTAACAGGAGTCAATTTAACAGGAGCCAATTTAACAGGATCCAATTTAACAGACGCCAATTTAACAGGAGCCATTTTAACAGGAGCCATTTTAACACGTGTAATCGGTTTAAATCCAATAGTAGCTCCAGCTCCAATAGATGCGTATGAGGTTCATAGAGAATCCCAAAAGATTAATTATTCCAAACTAATTGCGTTTTTGAAAGATAAATTAAAGGTTGCTGTTCTTCCTGATAATATTAATTATTCTGAGTATATCCAACAAACAATAAACGGGTTTATCTTGGAGAGCAGTGAACCACCAGAAAAAAAAACAGAACAACAAGCTGGATTACAAAGAATCATGGAAGAAAGATTAAGTGGTTTGAATTATAGAACGCTATCACCGAACGCTCGTGATTCTATTTATTATGTCTTGGAGTATGTAAAACGGCAATCACAAGAATTTAAAAAAAGATACGTACATGATTGGATTGAATCTTGCGTTACAGATGCCTATGCGGGAAGAGACCTATCTTGTGTCGGTGGTGTTTTAGAAAGATTTATTTTTGCTTTATCAAACGCATGTATATTTTCATTGTCGTCAGGTGAAAACGCCGATTATGAAATGATCAATGGTATCATTCGCCAAAATCCGAATGTCCTAATATCTGAATATATCAAACATTGGTATCAGTTACATAAAACAGGTACACCTGATGCATTTCCACCCGAAACAACCGATGCACAAAAGAGGGTTAATTTAAAAAATTATTTAATGGGATTATTACCAGGTTCGGAAGTATTAATAGATGAAAAAATAGTAGAAATTGCGGATAATATAGGATACGAAGAAGATGACTTTTTATTCGGAGGTAGAAGAATAAAAAATAGAAAAACTAAAATAAGAAAAACCAACAAAAAGAGAAAAACCAACAAAAAGAGAAAAACCAACAAAAAGAGAAAAACCAACAAAAAGAGAAAAACCAACAAAAAGAGAAAAACCAACAAAAAGAGAAAATCAAAGGGTGGCGTTTGAAATGAGAAATGTGTAAAACATGAAATGCAAAACAACCATGAATTCACAAAATACCAGTCTTTACCGAATCTCTCTTGTTCAGCCAAAAATATTCCGTTCAAAACTCTTTATTCAAAGGTGTAAAATCTACAGACATCATCCATTATGTTTCAAAGATAAAACCGTCGAAAATATTTCGTTTAAAACGGCCGAAGGCTAGAATCAACGAAGGAATTAGACCCCCTATTTTTGGACATTTATTTGTCCACCAGAAATGTCCATTTTGGCCTTTGTGCCTGGGAGTTTTAAAACATGAAATGCAAAACACCCAAAAACGGGGTTGTGACCATAATGCTCACAAAACGCATTTTTGGCGTGAAAAACATGTGACTGACATTTTTTGAGGGACGGCGGCTGCGTCCAATTTGGTAGGTTAAAATCGGACATTTATGTATAAAGGATATTTAGGAAGGTAAAAAAAATGAGAAACTCATTAAATGGTAAAAAAAATGAGCATAATTACGAATGTAAAATTTGTGACTTTGTATGCTGTTACAAAAGTAACTATGATATACATCTTTCTACACGCAAACATAACACAATGGTAAAAAATGAGGAGTTATCAAAAGAACCAACCCACACTGTTATATCATCTCAAGTAGATACCTCGACCGCTGAAACTATCAATACTTGTAAATACTGTAATAAACGATATGCTCATCTTTCTGGTTTGAGCCGTCATAAGAAAATGTGTATTATACACAAACCGGTAAATCATGAAGACTCTGTCACTACGTTGGACGATACAACGCCTATGAATGAGATTATACATAAAAACACAAATAATAACGAGAATAATGATAATAAATCCATAAACCTTACAGCTGAACATCATGAAATGAAAATGATGATGATGATGATGACAATGATGACACTGGTGACAAACAATCAGGCGCAGATATTGGAAATGATGAAGGCGTCGCAGATGACAACGACAAATGCTTCTACGACAGGAGTTATGCCGAATATAAATGGGGACAGTAATGCCACAACCGTCAATAGCCACAACAATAACAACACATTCAACATGAACCTATTCTTGAACGAGAAGTGTAAGGATGCGATGAACATGAAGGATTTTGTGAATTCCATCCAACTGAATATGACCGATATGGAAAATGTGGGCAGGCTCGGTTATGTGGAAGGGATGTCGAATATCCTCATTGACAACCTCCAAAAGACCGATGTATATAAACGCCCGGTTCATTGCAGCGACGTGAAGCGTGAAACCTTATACGTGAAGGACAACAACAAGTGGGAACGCGACGGACCTGAACATACGAAAATGACAAACGCGGTTCTTGCTGTTGAACAAAAGAATGTTGCACTCGTGAATGAATGGGCGAATGCCAACCCGCGCTGTATGAATAGCAACACCCGAGAGAATGAAAAATACTTCAGGTTATCCAAAGCCGTCACCGACGGAGATAAGGACGGGAATATAGATAAGGTGATACGTAAAGTAGCCAAGCGCGTTACTATCGAAAAGGATGCGTTGCAAATCGAATAACATTGAAATACCAGTCTTTACAGAATATATCTTGTTCAACCAAAAATATTCCGTTCAAAACTGATTGATTTCAAAAGTTTAAAATCTACAGACATCATCTATTATGTTTCAAGGATAAAACCGTCGAAAATATTTCGTTTAAAACGGCCGAAGGCTAGAATCAACGAAGGAATTAGACCCCCTATTTTTGGACATTTATTTGTCCACCAGAAATGTCCATTTTGCCCTTTGTGCGCCATCAATTTTAAAACATGAAATGCAAAACACCCAAAAATGGGGTTGTGACCATAATGCTCACAAAACGCATTTTTGGCGTGAAAAACATGTGACTGACATTTTTTGAGGGTCGGCGGCTGCGTCCAAATTGGTAGGTTAAAATCGGACATTTATGTATAAAGGATATATAAGAGTATTATAAGATTTAGGATTAAGATTTAGGATTAAGATTTAGGATACATAAGATAATATTATAAGATTATGCCAAAAACAGAGATTGATTATTCCAATACTATTATTTATAAAATAACATGTAAAAATGAAACTATTAGTGACGTATATGTAGGACATACCACCAATTTTGTCCAGAGGAAATATGCTCATAAGATATGTTGTACAAACAATAACAATAACAATAACAATAATTGTAAGTTATATCAAGTGATAAGAAATAATGGTGGATGGGATAACTGGAAAATGGAAATAATCGACGTTATCAACTGTAAAGACCTTTATGAAACGAGAAAGAAAGAACAAGAATATGTTGTATTATTTAAGGCAACCTTAAATAGTATAGAACCTCTGCCTCACCCACGAACAACAAGTTCTCGTTTTTATTGTGAAAAGTGTAACTTCAAATGCTCTAAACAAAGTATATATAACAAACATTTAGATACAACAAGGCATAAGCTAGATAAATCGGTATGTAGTATAATGAACTATGAAACTGATAAAAACACCAAGACAGACTCAGACACATATAAAGAAACAACACTAGATGAAATATCCCAACCAATAACACGTGATGAGTATAATAACATTTTACATTTATTGCACGAATTGAAAAATAAAGATAAATTAACAAATGAAGAATATAACGACGATAATGATATATATCCGAAACAAAATATTAAGATATCGTCGTCGGCTGAACCGTCACAGTTGATGAGTGATAATCATAATATACAAAATGAACTATTGCTTGAACTAATCAAATCAAACACTCAATTACAAAATCAAATGTATGAACTCTGTAAATCATCACAAGCATCAACAACGAATAATATTAGCGCACATACAATACATGATAAATCCACTACGAATAACAACACCACTAACACCATCAGTAACAACAATACATTCAACATGAACCTGTTTCTTAACGAGAAGTGTAAGGATGCGATGAACATGAAGGATTTCGTGAATTCCATCCAACTGAATATGACCGATATGGAAAATGTTGGCAGGCTTGGTTATGTGGAAGGGATGTCGAATATCTTCATCGACAACCTCCAGAAGACCGATGTATATAAACGTCCAGTTCATTGCAGCGACGTGAAGCGTGAAACCTTATACGTTAAGGACAATAACCAGTGGGAACGCGACGGACCCGACCACATGAAAATGACAAACGCGGTTCTTGCCGTTGAACAAAAGAATGTGGTGCTAGTGAATGAATGGGCGAAAGCCAACCCACGATGCATGAATAGCAACACCCGAGAGAATGAAACATACTTCAGGTTATCCAAAGCCGTCACTGACGGAGAGAAGGACGGGAATATAGATAAGGTGATACGGAAAGTAGCGAAGAAAGTTGCTATTGAAAAGGAGGCGTTGCAAATCGAATAACCGTAAAATCAATTTCGCAGATAAAAATACATAAAAACAATATAGGATTTACTCTAGAAACACAACGATGCAAGACGAAACCACCAAAGTCGTAATTCCCAAAGAAACAGTCACGCGTCTCCTCCGGGATATCCGCGATGTAATGACCGACCCGACATTAGATGAATGTGGTATTATATATCGTCATAGTGAGACAGATATTCTTACTGGATATGCATGTATTGTTGGTCCATCCGATACCCTTTATTTCGGTGGTTATTACTTTTTCGTCTTTAAGTTCCCTACGAATTATCCTCATTCCCCGCCGGTTGTCAGCTATCTGACAAATACAAATAATATTCGGTTTCATCCAAATTTTTATGCGAATAAGAAGGTGTGTGTTTCTATTGTAAATACATGGCGCGGGGAGCAATGGTCGGGGTGTCAGAATATTCGTTCGGTATTGATGACATTCCAATCATTATTGGATAATCGGCCGCTACTTCATGAGCCAGGTATTCGTCAAGAACATAGCGATTTCATCTCATACCATTTGATTGTAGAATATTACAACTATAAATTCGCATGCTTGACGTTGATGAAGGACCTGACAACGTATATCGCCATAGAACCATCACTCGTCCCTGAACTTCAAGAGTTCATGAAGCGGAAATTTCTAGAAAATAAAACACGTGTTCGAGATATTTTGATAGAACGAATCCAGAAATATCCAGAGAAGAAAACAGTATCGATTGGATTGTATGGTTGTATTACTACTTCCATATCATACGATACTATTATGAAGGATTACGATGCGGTAAATGCGATGTTTGAGTGACCATGCACGCGCATATACACATCCCCGTAACCCCCGTATTTATTGTAATACTTATCGTGTTAATATCTGTGATATACAGACTTAAATTGAAATTAAATGTATCTATATACATTATAGTACCATTCTCTCGTTTCCTACAATTTAAGAATTCAACGATGCATTTCTGTTCGGTTTGCAGCAATATGTATTATATAAGTATTACGCCGGAAAACGAGCTGCAATATTATTGTCGAAATTGTGGAAATATTGATAATACCATTGCGGCGGACAACATTTGTGTTTCAAAGGTGAATGTGAAGCATACAACAACGAAGCATTCATTTTCACAGGTGGTGAATAAATATACCAAGTATGACCCAACGTTGCCTCGGATTCATACGATACGGTGCCCAAATGACGAATGTTCGAGTAATCAAGGGTCGGTAGCGGCGGGGGGCGGGTCGGCACAAAAAAGCAAATCGAATAATGAAATCATTTACGTGAGATATGACGATACAAATCTAAAATATGTATATTTATGTGCAAAGTGCGACAAGGTGTGGAATACCGAACAACAATAGACAGGAGGATATATACGTTGGGACATAATTTTTATTGTTTTACTATAAAAACAATAAATTGAAACATAATAAAGTGTGATACATATATATATATACATCCACGCGATACATCATCATGTCAAGTAGTATTCCTGCTCTACCAAAAAAACTACGTGACCGCGGTGACGCGGACGAATCAGAGAATGAGGAAGAACCTATTTTACCGGAAGATGATTCTGGTTCAGAAACAGGTGACGCGAGTTCAAATGCAACCGATGATGCATCATCCGTTGTAGATAGCTCCGATGACGACGCAGCAGCAGAAAGCAGCGGCGATGAAGCAGATGGCGATGGTGATGGCGACGAACCCGGTCCTGCTGGAGGCGGTGGTGGAGAAGCAGAAAGTGAAGACGAAGAGCGCCCGTTAAAAAAAACGAATAAGAAACGTGCCGCAAAGAAAAATACGGAAGACGACATGACCTTGCTTGGGGTTCCTCATGGAATACATTTCGAAGATGACGACGAAGATGACGATGATGAAGAAGATGATGATGCGGATAAAGATAGTAGTGAGTATTTTCAAAAGCTGAAATCAAGCGTTCGTGAAAGTTATATCGATACGTATCATCCGGAATCATTATCGCACAATTATGATGAAATTCAAACACTTGCGCGGGTGGTTCGAAACAGCGCTGGCACTATTGTAGATGATTTACATCGAACCATTCCGATTATGACAAAATACGAAAAAACACGAATATTGGGTCAACGCACCAAGCAATTGAATGAAGGTGCGCCTGCGTTCATCAAAATCGACTCTACGGTTATTGATGGTTATTTGATTGCAGTCAAGGAATTAGAGCAAAAAAAGACGCCTTTTATAGTCCGCAGGCCATTACCCAACGGCGGTTCCGAATATTGGCGAATTCAAGATTTAGAAATACTTTAAGGAATGGTAGCGGCCCCGCCCGTATGATATAAAAAAGGGTGAAATAGTTTATTGTTGTGGGTTTGAATACGTTGTGATAAATATTGGTGATTATGCTCATATTCACCTGATGATGAAGATAACGACCACGAAGATGATGAATTCGAACTGGAAGTAGATGTGGTGAGGTCATCAAATGTAGGAGTACCGGGAGTGACTGGACTTCGTTCTCCGTGTGTCGTGTCACTATCGTTTTTTTTAAACGTGCAGGCAGCATTATTTTCTCGTTCAACACAACAACGAAAATATGTTTTTATTGACGTAATAATATCACAATACATCTTTGTTATATTATTTTATATTATTATGGACTTATATTTTAATTCTTCAATTGTGTAAATACGACTTTTTGTTCGCAACTCACACACCAATAGACGAAATACCAGAAAAATATAATATTTCTATTATATATAAAAATATGAGTGTTTACGTTATTTTAATAAAGAGTTCTGAAGGGGTTGAATTTTTACCGAATTGTTTCAATAAGTATAATGATGCTCTGGCTGCAGTGAAGAGAAAGTATAATGGCATCCCTAAGGCTGATGGCACCTATGTCCCGAACTGGGATGACAGTTTTTATGAAGAAGATGGAGATAGAGTTGACGTTCCGATCCAAGACCGATTGAATAAAGTCGATGTCAGAGAAGGACACAAATCGATCCGCGAAGATCCGGCCGACCCAGAGTTGCTTGACCCTAATTTAACTGAACTTTATATAGAAAATGGCATCAACATAACTATACGCAAATTTATATTGCCACCAAGGCCAAAACGTAACGCTGCTGCAGGTGGTGGAAATACTAGAAGACGACACAGGAAAAGAAATACCAAGAACTCAAAACGTACATTTAGGTTATCTAGATTCTATTAGATATTGTTATTATATGTGTAATTTTAGCACTTCCACCGTTTTCCGCATTCCAAGCATGTGACAAATGTCGTCATAGGTTCATCCGCAGAGCGAGTTTGAAGTTGGTAATACGTGCATTTCTTCGATTTGCACTTATTGCACGTAAAGTTGTCGGTGGATGCCTCAATATTCGGCTCATACTTTTGCTTGTCGCGAACCTTTTTGTCTTCAATCAATTTCTTCCATTTGTCCGGACAAATTTCTTGGTGGGTCATAAATGCGATTTCCTGCGATTTGATATTGCCCGAAATGACAGCACTTGATACATCAGGATTCTTTAAGTTGATGTACACTGAACGGAGACGGTCGATATATAATGTCACAAAGAACGGATTGGACCATTTCTTCACGATGTTATTTTTGGATGCATGTTGAATCGCCCAGTTGAATATTCCCTTTTCGATATTCGTAGATATCGCATCAACGTCGTCATCGGCCGTAGCACTGCCGCAGGCTCCGGATCCGGTAGCATGTAATAGCGCAACGATTCGTTTTTTAACTTCGATGCGAAATTGGTCAGGATAAGCGATTGTATCAACGGTCGACATAGAAATCTATTGTATTGTATAGAGTATAATAGATTTCTTTAATCAATTTTACGACTAAGTATAAAATAAATGATAAATTCATACATACTCTTCTTCACTCAACTCTGATTCACTTTCCTGAGCTACGACAGGTTCTTCGACCGACTTTTTAGACTTTACATTCTTCGGGTTTGTGATACGTTTTGGTTTAACATGAACTGGTTTGGCTATACTCGCCTTTTTAATATTGCATTCGACAACTGGATGGTCCGGTTCATGTTCGACGTTGATGTCCAGGTCTAGGTCTAAGTCCAGGTCCAGGTCGGCATCAGAAGTCAAAGGAGAATCTGAAGGCGGTGTTCCCGATTCAGTCTCCGTTTCAGTGATAAATTCACTTTCGGTAGATTCTGACTTGTTTTTTTTACCACGCCCTTTCAGATGTTTTTTACAACGCGGTGTTTTATCTTCACTATCATCCTCCACTATAAACCCGTCCTTTAAATATCCGTTGCCCGTTTTTTTGTGTGCAGGAATCGCGTCCAACTCGTCGATTTCATTCTCATCATCTGCAGCAGTTGCGGCAAGATCGTCAAACCCACCGAATAAGTGTTCATATATCTTATTCCATAATTCGACCGTCAAGTTAATTGCGGTTTCTTTGTCAATTCTGGCGACAAGTGCCATATTTCCGTAAAAAATAATCTCGTCGATTGGCGGAGGCATCTCATATTTATTTTCATACCCTGCACGTCCATCGGTTTTAACCCACACATCAACATAAATGTATTTTGGAACAACTTCCTCGTTTTCAACTGGAAATGCCAACTTTTTCTTATTCTTGTATCTAAACGTGTGATAACAACTGAAACCGTCATGATTACGATAACCGCATTTTTTTGACAGTAGAACGGTAAGTTCATCCAACGTTGTTTCACTTGCAGGTTCAACTACACACTCTGATAATGAGCTCGTTTTTGAAATAATGACAATCGATGTTTTTGTGTTAGGCGACGATTTCGGGTTTTGGTTCGTTTTAGGTTTCATTTTCGTATTTTTGACTTCATTAAGAGGCAGGGTTTCGACGTCCATGAATGACTGTGTCATTATGTTAATATATCATACTTATGGTTATGTTTCTATATTGTTTATGAATAATGCACGCACACACGTACTCATACACAGACGCATACGTATGCGATATAAACATAACCCATATTATTATGTAATTAGACTTTGTGAAATATACGTTATGGCAACAAATCACGTCCGAAATCAAAGAAAAAAACAGAATGCACGACAAGCAACGGTTATATCCGGTCTAAGTACGATTTATCGTAATCAATCGATTACACATTTGATACAGACACATCAACAAACTGAACCGCGAATATTTTTGCTGGACATAACATTAGACGAAATGAATAAAATGTATCCAACAATAAATAGAATAATTGAGAAGGGTCGTCTTCGACCCAAAGGCACCGAAGTGTTTTTTGTATATAAAAAGATGGAACATTACATCATATCGGAAGATGTCGTGTATGAAATTCATGGTGGCCACGGTAGCGGAGCGCCCACAGTAACACTCAACGAGAGAATTCCGGTCGATGGACCGGTTTCTATAGTCGAACTGATTATTACGCGGGACAATAATAAGAATGATAATGATAATGATAATGATAATACGCCGACTACAGTCCCATTACTAGTGGATGAAAGTTATTACAAGTTATCTCGCGTCGATTCCGGTGGTGGTGGAGGGGATACGCATGCGAATACTACATTCACATCTACACATGTTTCACCGAAACACATAATCAAACGACATATGAAAATAGTAGTAAAAACACATCCGAAATCCATGAACGCATTTGTATTTATTATGAACGAGACAGAGACAGAACTCCTCGACTTTTATATGACAACTGAAAATGGTATAATAGCTACCGCTGCTTCTGCAATAGGTGGGAACGGAAATGCAGACATAATCACAAAAACCTGCAAGGATGACATTATTTCGTTTATAGACCACTTCAAATTATGTTCGTAATATACACATGAATACAATATATACTATTCGTAATGTTGTGGTTGATACAAAATATTCTTTTTTCTATTAGTTTAATTGTAGTTATACATTATTTGTACATATATTTCGAAACGACCCTCACCGCTCCAAAAGTAAAAGATTTAATCCATTGTCCGAAACAAAAATACAAGTCGTTATTTGACACCATAAACAAGAATTTAGACATTAAGGCGTCGTCGTCGAGTGCAGGAGGAGGAACACAAACACCTATCAAGTCACCATCTTCATCGAATTTAGGAATAGATGATACCGAATCACCTGTATATGATAATAAAAATAACGTCAGAAATGACATGAAAACCGATCTGAAGGCGTTCTTACGTGGTATCGGGCTGAAGTCAGCGTCATCTTCTGAAATGACGTTTCGTCCAAGCTATGAAATGAGTTAAAGGTAAGCCGTGTATATATATATATTATCTAATGCAGCATCATCATCAGCGTGAGAATCAGTATCATCGGCCGCAACAGCAGCATTCTATGCGTATTTTAAATTCGCAAGATACCGATAGTTTATTGTCAAATTTTCCGACTTCAAGACTTTCTTATGAAGCGTCTATTCATAAGAACGACAAACAACAATCTATTGATTCAGATTATAAGTGTTTTATACTTCCGAAGGGCCGACGATGCATCGCATGGGCTACAGAATGGAAGCGTAATAAAATATTCGCGGTGATTGATATTGACAGCGCAAATAACCGCGGCCAGGAACGCACGATTTCGCCTATTATTCGCAAATTTCATCAAGATAATGGTTGGTTTCCAGGAAAGGTTCGTATATTTGATGCATGCTTCGACAGGTCGCTTGTTTATGGAACTGTATTTGGTGGTGTATTATTTAGAATGAATAAGCACATGATGGATACACAATTTTTCTCTATTCATACTATTTATTGGTATAAGGGTAATCAGGTTCCACCCCTCGCGGTAACTGGTCACATTCGGGTATGTGAAGATTTGTTCAGAGAACACGATATCCGTCAAGTTGCTTATACAAAACAAAATAGTGTCATATTTGGATTACCGATATTATGTAATACAGAACAAGACGCTGAAAATATCGTGCGTGGGTTGCCGTATGAAACATTTGCGATACAATATCGTTATTTTTTGCATACGCGTGTATTTCAAAGAATACTTCAAGAAAACCCGATGACGTTGCAGTCGAACCCAGTTGTCACTAATATTCAGACGCCCGCGCCCGCGCCCGCGCCCACGCCCGCGCCGCGGTCTGTACCTGTACAGGTACCTGCGGTGACATTCAAACGGTTATTTATTCCTCCCCCCGATGAGATGCTCACCAATATCCAAGCAACCTTCATCGTTCGGCCGAATATTCAGAATGATATCTATGAATTATTTGTATTACCGTCGTCGTCGACACGCTGTGGTGGTCGTTGCGAACCCATTTTTCACAACTTCGCGCATATATCCGGATTTAAAACGAGTGTTATGATGAACCGATTATTTCGGAATATTACGGAGAATGAACGTTTGGATACTATGGAAGAAAGTGAAGACGAGTCCGAATTCGAAAATACAGAACCAGACAAATATGTTACACTTTCAAAAGAGTACAATATGGTGTGTCGATTTAATAAACGGTTTTGTCGGTGGGTACCGATAGAAGTTGTTACGAGATGTGATATCATTACTGAACAACAGGTAAAACAACACGAGATAAGGTATTTGAATTATCGCCGCAAATAAATGAGTATAAACATTACGTTGTAATAATATTATCCGTGACTCCATTACTTCGTACTCCGTGAAATGAGACCGCCGGTATATTCAACCTCCGTATCATTTCATCGTCTATTTAACGCGGTGAATATTACACAACCGATTTTTCGTGAATGGAAAACCCAACTACCTTTTATTCAACCATGTTATTCGGTATCAGATGCGTCATCACGGTCTATTATCTCCGTTATGCGCGAAAATCGTATTCCGATGATATGTGCTAATCCGCGTCAAGTATCATTTGTTGGTGATGATTCGTTGGTGATTGAAAACAACCGGTTTGGAAGAAATGAATATATTGTACGAAATATGAATGACCTGGTGAGTGCTCCGACGGGTTCGCCTCCGTTGTGGATCCATACAACTATTTCACATGACGGAATCATACAAACTAGAGAAATGTTTGAATATATATGGGCTCATAAACATATACTCAACGGTATTGTATTTGATGTTCGTAATTTCTCGGATACGAAAGGTGTAATCAAACCATCGATGTATAGTTACAAAATAGCAATAGACTATCTCTTTAGAAATATAATACATCCATTTGAAAAGGAGTACGGAATCCATACACCATCTATTATGATAGATGGACGAGAACATATTACTAGGATTGAACATTTGAATGAGCTTCGTTATTATGCGTTCGATTGTGCAACCACTGCCGTTCAAATATGTAAGAAGAATAAAATGGAACTGCATTTGATTGTGGGGTCGTTGATTGACAGTTATCCTGCATGAATGAATTTATTGTATTCACTTATTATATACATACGACCATGAGCACCTCTATACAAGAAGAGCCTTTATTTGGCGGTGCTAAGCGTAAATTCAAGCTTGGAAATGAGCATATGAACCTCCAGCCTTCCGCGCCCATTAGCGGGCAAAAAACCCGTAAAATCAAGCCGTTTGTCTTCCATGACCAGAATAAATATTTAGAGCGTTTGCATTCGTCCCCTTGCCGTTCAGCTACTGCACGAAAATGCAAGAGCCACAAGTTGCGCCAGAGATGCAAGTATGCTCGTGGTGCGAAGCGCACTTTCTGTCGCAGACGTTCGAATAAGAATTATCGGTCATAGTCGTTCCGTTCCATTTCATCGCGACGCTTCTGCCCGCGTTTCATTTCATTCCATTCCATTATAATATCCGTATAGTATATCATAATGTCATCATCTCAATATTTACATTCTAATCCTTTGGCTGAACATAACTCCGGGATTGCCTTATCGAGCAAAGATATTCCTCAAAACGGCGGAACAGGTAATATGTATCCAGGTCAAGCTGGCCGTGCTTTCGTTCAAGGAGGTGGTGGCATGAGTCAATTTCATTCGTTTAATCCTGGGAATTCAGATAGCGATAGCGCTTATGCACGCGGGTCATATGCACCTGTTAGCGTGGGTCTTAATTCGGTTACTCGTGGTGGCGGCAGCCGAAAGAAACATTCTTCACGCCGTTATAAAAAGAAGGCAACCTATCGTCGTCATCGCCGTTCGATGAAATGCAAGAAGTGCAAGTGCGATATTATCATCGGTAGTAACGGTGTTCGTAGGCATAGTCGTTTCTGCAAGCATAAATGCAGTAATAAATCATACAAGAATTCAAACACGCGACGTCGTCTTCAGCAACACGGTGGAAGCACATTTGCGAATGCCGCGTATTCTATCGCCGGGCCTGGAACCGAAGTTACTCGCGAGACTACAGCATTAGCCAATCCCGCTCCTCATACTGCTTATAATAGCTGCCACCCGGTCGCATAATCCATTCCACTTCGTTCCATTTCATTCCGATGGGTTCCATTTCATTCCACTTCGTTCCATTTCATTCCACTTCGTTCCATTTCATTCCACTTCGTTCCATTTCATTCCGATGGGTTCCATTTCATTCCACTTCGTTCCATTTCATTCCACTTCGTTCCATTTCATTCCGATGGGTTCCATTTCATTCCGATGGGTTCCATTTCATTCCACTAATTGAATCAAGCATTTTCCATTTGTTTTTGGAATGGTTGATTTCATCTTCGATTTAGCGCTTGTCTCCGTCGTCACCGAGAGATTTCCAGTTTCTTCATCAATTTCAATAATATCCGCATCTGCAATCGCAGCTTCTTCTTCTTCTATCGCGCGCGACGTCTTCTTCGCCGAGACGACCGGAGGCTGATATTTCACCGTCCAGTTGTTTTTGTAGTAACCGTCTATATCCGTCATAATAATACGGTATCTCTGCTTGATATAATACGTCTGGCGTTTCATCCACTGTGAACGAAATATATCCTGCGGGTCAATAATATCAATCACGAGAGGCGATGAATGTTTGACGCGCAGGATACGCCCCACTGATTGACATACATCGGTCTTCGGTGACGCCATAATGAGCGTGGTTAGTGTCTTGATATCCAATCCCTCTGACGCCATCGCATACGTCGCTATAATCACCTTCTTGCTCTCGCTCAGTTTTAGCGCAGCTTCTTTCATACCACCTACATAATACCCTACTGTCGCGATTTTCCGGTGTTCTATCGCGTCGTGGAAATATTCCAGGAGGGACCGGTTGTGCGCCAATATCATCACTTGCTGGTCAGGGTTCGTCGCCAGTTCATTCTGTAGCACATCCAATACAAACTCGCTGCGCCGATTATAATTGCACACTTTAGAAATCATCGTGCTGAATTTCGGATTGCCGCGATAATCGTATTCAGTCTCGTTGAATTCGGCGTCATCCACTTTATATTGGATACCTTTGACGATCACAGAATGAGTAGTCGTGTCATTTTTCTCTTTATGAACCACGTCGCCGAGGAAATGTTTGAATACTTTTGTCAGCCCGTCTTTACGGACCATCGTCCCGGATAATCCAAGCGTATATTTTGTCACTATTTTCATCATGCAACGACAAAACACTTCTGCTGACATGTGGTGACATTCATCATATACTGTGAGACCAAACGTGTCGAACATATCTCTCGGATACTCTTTCATAGATAGTGATTGAAGCATACCGATGACAATATCTTTATCATCGATATCCACGATTTGTCCTTGTATCATTCCAACACGCGCGGCAGGAAGGAACTGTTGGATTCTCTCGATCCACTGATTTAAAAGGAAACTTTTATGTACGACAACTAGAGTTTTCATTCGAAGACGGGCAATTATATTCAGCGCCATGACAGTTTTGCCTTTTCCTGGGTCAACGTCAAGAAGACCGCCGCCGCCCATCCCGGCATTTTCAGATTTTGTTACTTGTTGTATATATTTGTCAACGATGACATTCTGGTATTCACGCATCTCTCCCGCGAATACGAGAGAATCGCCAACAGGTGCGCCCGGGGGAATCCGCGTTTCGTCTGGCAGGCCGTATATTTTGGTTCCATAAAACCGCGGGATATATATTTTTTTAGAACACTCGCGATAAATCGGGAATTTAGGTGGCTGAACCGGCGCTTTAGGAACATATGCGCCCACAGTGAGTTCATCCCTCAATAGTTTTAAATCATCCGCATCCATGCATTCTTTGAGAAGAGTATATCCGCGCGGACCATAATATGACACCGCAGCAGCGGATATTGCAGATGTCGTCATCGGTCTATGTGTAAATATAAACCAAATACTCCGAGAGATTTCAATTCTATTTGAATTAGTTTTAGAATAATATATAGTATAATAATAATAACATTCTATCTCGGTTATATATAGGCCATTATTACATAATAAAATGGATACATTTCGCACATTAATGCGTGAAGAAAAACAACATGAAATGGTTATTTTCGTCCTATTAATATTATATATCGTTTTTACACCATCGGTTCCGCGCGCGCTTGCCGAATATGCTGAAAGCACCGCAGGACAAGTAATAGTCGTTATTCTGGCGATTACTCTTTTCTTGAGCACCAATCCAGTTGTCGGTATTTTAGGATTTTTAGCTGCTTACGAGTTCATTCGTAGGTCAAGCCATGTTACCGGTGTCTATGGTATCGAAACGTTTTCACCCACAGAGACAAGAAAGCAAGAAGTCATGACTGCGATGAATCCTGCACCGACGAAGACTCTTGAGGAAGAATTGGTGGATACGCTTGTACCCATATCCCCAAATGATAATATCGGTCTAACTGACGGTGGTTCGTTTCAACCGGTTCTAGGAGAGCTTTATGGCGCGGTTGAACCTGAATATGACGGAGTCATTTGATGACTTAATATATTTATTTCATTTTGATACAAATATACAGTATTGTATCATAATGAAATCATAATGAAATCATAATGAAATTATGATGAATGAAATCACCAATCGATATCGAAGCCGCCGCCGCGTTGTCCCATCACTACTCCTGATGAACTTACACGGTTGCCGATCCGATTAAATATAAAACGGAATAAATAAAATAGAATTGCAGCAATCACCAAACCGAACATCGTACCAATTAATGTGCGAAATATGTCGTGTTGTAATATAGTCTCCCAGTTCAGCCCAAACTTATTCAAATCCAGTTCAGCCAAACTGCCGAGTTCTCCGTTATTCGCGGATTGCTGGTATAATACGGTTCCGTCCTCTCCAGTCGGATTGCATTTGATGTAAATATCACCGTTGCCTTTCGCATTATTTGCGCCACGTTTGTTATAGTAATACATGTTTTTCGGCATGTTATTCTCACTAATCGGACCCGTTTTAGTGATAGATGTATCACGAGCCGCGTCATTCAAACTCGTCAAAGAATCGCGAAACACGAGAATCGCGTCTTTTTTATGATATACGATGTAGTTGTATACTCCGGTGTATTGTGGTAATAAATGCCGCCCAACATACGTAAAAAAGCCCTCCTTTGGAATAAGGTTGCCTAAATTGAAATTATTCACATCTGATATATACTTTCCACCGCTGCTTGACCTGCTTGGAAGATTCTGTAATATCGTATTCATAATATCTGAACTTTGCTTACCAGTTCCATTTCCGATATTTATAGGGATAGATACGATTAAGTTTCGACCATCGGCGCTAGAATGATACGCGAGTATTTCTGCGTCTGCAAGAGCACCATCATATCTATGTAACGATGGTTGGTGAATATGAATATGTTCTACTTTATAATCCACCCCGTTATATCTTGCAGGATAAATACCGCCGCTACCACTATCATATGGAATACGTAAATATGAATCCTTATTAAATACGTTACATGTACTAGTGTTATATTGATATGAAAAACTACATGTAGACGAACACTGACGGTCTTCTTTTCGCATAACGTCGGATGTTATATTGACTGGTGCATCGCGATTTGATTTTCCACTAGATGCCATAGGTTATTATATATATCTTTCACTTATTGTATGTATTTCTATATAATATATTATATTATATATAATTTATGTATATGAAACCTGATGAAATTATCACGAAATAAAATACGAAAGATACGAAAACAGCAACATCAGAGCGTTCGAAAATGGAAAAACCAGCATAAGTCTGCGCGAAGATCTACATTTAGACGAAGTCGTCGTCAAAGTATGACTGGTATTATAACAAGGTATCCATCGAAATTAAACAACGTATTGAACAGAACATTGAAAAAATACATTCCTCTTCCCGAATTGGCAAAAATAAAAGAGAATTATAAAAATATGCGCCGCATGCGAAAAAAACAAAAACACTATAATATGACGGGTGGTGTAGACCCCGTTGCCGAAACGGGAATGTCTCAAAAAGAAATGATTGAAGCCGTTGTTGCTGCGGCCGTGGGTGCTAGTGTTAGATCTATTCTTACTGCGAATGAAAACAAGACTACTACTGGCGACGCAAAGCCGATTATTAATAATAATAATAATCAGCCAGCCGATAGTATTGGTGCAACCACTACCACTGCTGCTATAACAGATACCCCTCAAACAGCATCAATTTCGAATATTACACCTGAAAATGCTGTAGCTTCAGGCGAAGGCAATAATGCAGCCGAAAAAGGTCAAGCTGAATCAAAGAACACCGGTAAGAAGGTGCCATTTTCATTAGGACCGACAGTTAAAGGCGATATTTCAATACGTTCTGAAACACATGTATGTCAAACACAGGCGGAAGTGTATAAACTAGTAGAGTTTCTTATTCAAAAGGGTCTTCCTTATTATATCCAGATTGATATGGATCCTGGTAATAAGCCAACGTTAAGTAAGAATGACTCTGAATTATTTGACCTGCGTCGTATCTTATACGGTAAATTTGCGAAAGATATTGAAAAAATACCTGAAGAAAAACGTCAATTATATTTTGGAGAAAAGGCGGTTGTTGGTATTGCAAATGGCGATACACTTGGGAATGAATATCCTGACAGTCTTTTTATTTATACTGGAGAGAAGGGTCAAATTCAGGAAGGTTCAAGTGATACAGCCATTAAGGTTCAAATTATACAAAAGGGTAATACCCGACCATCAGATACAGTGCTGAATTCAAATCGGTTGTATACACTTGGTGGTGGGGATAAGGCTAAGTCGATTGATACGGTAACCCTTCTACAAAAACTCGATAGTAAGAATAATATAGATACCTCTGAATTTAGATTACAAGTCGCGCCTTTGACGGAGGAAGAGTTCAAAAAAGATGCAGAGAATGTCGCATCTGGAGGTGAACAAGGAAAGAATGTGGTCGATGAATCGAATACGTATGTTGTAAATTTGAAGGTTGGATGTAAGATAACATCTGTTCAAACCCTTAAAAAATCTCTCGAAAAGGCGCGCGCAAGCCTCGAAAATGAGGATGACAAGAGTAAAACATCTGCGATGGATATATTCAAAATGCTGAACGAGTTATTACAAAACCCTGAATTCGCGAAAAATGATGGATATGATGATTTTAAAGAAGAAGTATATGGTTTCTCTTATAATATTCATGGTTCAGAGAGACGATATGGTATTGGTCAGATGATGACGTTTTTTGATGATAAGAAAGAGAACCTTCCGCCATATGTATCCAAAGAATTCTTTAAGTTGATGAATTCGTTAGGACATGGACCCGGCGGTGTTAATGGGGATTGCTTAGCATTTGATGAATCAGGTCCGTCGGTTTATGAACTATCACGTATTAAAAAAATAGAAAAGGATGGTAAAATTGTCACTGAAACAACTGCTACGCTCGATAACGCATTTAACGTGAGTGGATTTGCCAAACAATTATCAAAATTGGGAGAAATAGGTAAGACCGATGAAACAGAACAAGACACAAGCGGTAAGGAATCTGTGAAAAAAGATGAAACACAATCATCAAATGCGGAGTAGTCTTCTGCACCAGCTGCCGAAAAAGTAGTGTAATATTACAAAGGTAAATACCTTAAAGATGCACTATCGTATGCGGTGACACGAAATGAGTTATTATAACCTTCAACATAGACCATATCACCTGAACTAACATTATTGCATCCGTATTCGTTGGTTCCACTCTTTCCATTTACAATAACTGGCAATTTAATCGCGTTATTTTTATCGCTTAATGTATAAAATTGCCATTTATCGCGGTTTGTAAATAATGGACGACCAATTAAAGGAAGGATTGTTTCCTGTGTTGATGTCTCTGATGGAGAGCTCCCGCTGCCGCCGCTGCCGCCGCTGCCGCTTCTAGTTAGAATACCGACTTGGCGGTAGGTTGTATCTACCGAACGCGTTGGGACATTTACGCGGACGCCGCCGCCGCCGCCGCCCATTCCACCGTAATGTATTGTGTCTACACCACCCCGAATATCATACGTTGGACGCGTTGAACCAACTGAATTATCACGTAGGGGTGGAACATATGGATTTAATAAAACATCTTGGTTTGAAGATGGACCGCCAATTCCAAAATCCAACGAATCAGATTGTTGCTGTTCAGGTGACATTAGAATCATCGGGGTTGCGCTTGAAGTTGCGCTGTAATGTCCATAGCCATAACCGTGGTGCCCATGATGCATGCGATGTCCATGACCAAAAAAGTGAGAATGTGCATAAATCGCAATACCAACGACGATAACCGCCAAAATAACAAGCGTGATATTTTCAAAACATAAAACTCCAGGAGGGCATTTGCGAACCATAATAATAATAAATAATGCTAAACGCAGTAAAGAGGTTAGTATTATTATATGCCTTTATTTATTTTTGACTGTTATAATGATAAATATACACATAAATACACATAAATACACATAAATACACATAAATATATTATATCTCATATTACTTCGAGATGGAACAAGTTGTACCAATTGAAGGATTAGTAAGTGTCATCATACCGACGTATAATCGTTATGAGTTGCTAAACCATTGTATAAAAAGTGTATTAGCGAATACCTACAAACAAGTAGAAATTATCGTAATTAATGACTGTTCTACTGACCAGAGGTATTATTCCGGAGAATTAGAAAAATATGAAAAAACGGTTATAATTCATTTGCCGGTAAATATGCGAATAAAACACAACGCATCTTCTGCTCAGGGGATGACTAGAAATTATGGATTAGAAAAAGCGAAAGGTGAATGGATTGCATTTTTAGATGATGATGATTTTTATGTTGAAAACAAAATAGAATATCAGTTATCTTGTATGAAGTCTAATAACTTTATATTTTCAACTACAAATATGTTTTTAATCAATCACAATTCGGTTAGTCTTGATAAATTAGATTTTAATATCACATTCGTAGATACTGAACATACGACTCAACGAACATTAACTTATGATATAATTTCTAAAGCGAATCATATAGCTAATTCATCAGTTATGATACACCATTCTATTGTAAATAAGGCTGGGAAATTTAATATAATACAATATGAAGATTGGGATTATTGGAAAAAAGCACTAAAATATACTGATTGTTTATATATAAATGAACCGCTGGTGTATTATACTTTCACTATAAATAATGGCCAAAATATTAAATTTTATAGTTGAGTACTGCACACGACGACAAATATATAAAATTTATTCATGAGGTTTGTATATTATTTCTTACCGCCAGGTGTTGCAAATCCCTTCAACATATCTGTTATTCCACTTATACCACCATTTCCGGTGATTTGATGCATAAATCCTTCAGCCGACTTTAACAAAGGGCCCATTTCTTTCATATTATTCATGAGCTCTTTTTGCTGGTGCATGAGAGATTTCGTTTGGTCGGTTAAACCGCGCACGCCTTCTTCGCCGATAATATTCTCGATATTATCATACGCTTGTTCTAATGTAGACGCATAATCGATACGGTTGGCTTCTTTCGCGTCATGCGCGCCGTCACCATCGTCTTCTTTACCATCGTAACTAGCCGGAGATAAAGACGTCATTCCCTGTTTCTTCTTTTTTGCAGGGTCCTTTTGAGAATTCAAATTATGTTGAGTTCGGTTCCCTTCTTTTTTCTTGTCGGTATCCGTTTCTTCACTCTTGTTCGATTTTTTATCCTCATTCTTCTTATCCTTTTCATTGTCGTTGTCAGCCGACTCAGCGGTATCATCTTCTTCATTGCTATCTTTATTTTTCTTTGTTTCCATTCCTTCCATGACTCCCTGATACCCGACCGTTTCCAGAACAAATACAGTCGCGAATGCAGTCAAAAGAACAATAATCATATTTTTACTAAAGTATGACATAACCAGCCCAGTTAATGCCATAAGCACAACCGCGTTGACATTTCCGTTTGCAAGATGGCGTAATATACTTAATAATACAAGGAACAAGCTTCCATATAATACGAATCTGTTTTGAAAAAATGGAGTATTGAATACCTTATTAATATAAGACATCTGGATATATGCGAATGATAATAATATATATTTTAAGAATATAATAATTTAATCCTTAGTAAATTGAAATTTATTTACATATATGATATAATCGGTCATATCGCTTGTGTCGCGTATGTCGCGGTATGAATTAGGTTTGTGCCAAAAATTTAATAGGGAAATACATGGATTTGACCCGAATACAAGTTCTCCAGAAGTAGATGAGCATTATATTTGTTTATTTACATTTTTCGATCCACAGAAGTTCACAGAATATATAGCATTCGCAAAATGTTATTGTACCACGTTTGAAATCGTAGAAACCATCTGTTTATCCCCCGGGAATGAAATGGTTGCAATATACAAAACATTTTGGTTGCGTATCTTTCAACGAGTGTGTCGGAAATGGGTCGCGCAACGCCGTTATTCGCGTTCATCTCGTTTATATTCATTTCTTCTAAAACGAGAATACCAAATTACTAATATATCAATATAACGGGTTCTTCTTTGGAATTATTACGGTTCTTGTCTTCGGTATCGTAATCATCATCATCGTCTTCATCGTCTTCATCATCGTCTTCATCTTCATCTTCATCCTCATCTTCGTCTTCATCCTCATCTTCGCTAGCGCTATCATCGTCTTCATCATCGTCTTCATCATCGTCTTCGCCATCGTCTTCATCATCGTCTTCATCATCGTCTTCGCTAGCGCTATCTTCATCTTCGCTAGCGCTATCTTCATCGTATTCTTCGGCGGGTTCTTTATGCTCAGTCTCATCAAGCGTCTCGTCACCTTCGTCGGGATCTTCATCGTTGGCTTCTTCGTCATCCTCCATAAATGTAATTTCATTCATTTTATCGATAGTAACTCCAAGCACAGTATCAACATTCATTAATTTGTCATAACTACCCCGCATCTTTTTCAATAGAGTACCAATTCTTTTTTATCTTTGACAAGTTCAGACATAATTCCGCTGTCTTTTTTTGAAACTGTCGAGAGATTTTCACGTATAAGTTGATTAATGTGTCGATAGATTTCATCTAAATAGTATAACTGCGAACGGTGCTCCTCTATCATTGTATCAAATAATCCTTTGGCCCGAATGTAAACAGAAAGCAGATGCTTGTTATATTTCATATTGTGTCGAAGTGTCAGCATTTTCTCGATTATTTTACGTTTGGTTTCTTTTTCGCTTTTACGAAAATCACTAACTGCTAGGTCCTGTTGGGCTAAATCGGAGTCACCATATTGGTCTTTCATCTTATTTAATTAGATTAGATATACTGTTATTATTATGTTAGAATAAAAACAGTATAGTATCTTACGAATCCAATGCAGTTTTTATAACTTATTCCACCAACTACATGGCGGATGCCAGAATTTAGTATAATAAATATCTCCTTGAGAGAAAAATGCTGCACAGTAGCTATATGAACTTGCAGAAGTTACAAGTATATCTGCCAACGTCATTCCGATATATGTGTCTTCAGTCGTATCAGTCAAGTGTAACATTACATCCTCCCCGATTACATCATGGGTACATAAATCGCTGAATTTGTCATCGGTTCCTTGTGAATAGATGTGAAACTGAATACGATTATTTTGGTCGGTTTTCAGATATTTCTCTCGTATTCTCATAAGAGATTGTATATAATATTCATTTGTGTATTCCTCTCCACCATTTGGACGAGTATCGTCACAATTCGGTCTCCGGATATGCACAGCAAGATGATGTGTGTATTTTACGGGATTAATGTCTGGTGTCGATATTCTATACAAACGCAATTTCTCACGTTCACTATCTTTATTACTCCAATAATGGTCTTTAATCTGCGCCATACTGTTACTTTTCATACATGAATCAATATTTTTCTCAACATAATTAAATATGTCATAGAAATCCGGCGTTAATATTTCAGTAATATCATGTCTGTGTTCCGGATTTATTGCATGGTCATAATTCAAATAATTCGGTTTCATATTCATTAATTCCTCCAATTTCGTGATAAATTGTGCGTCATCGTTGTAATTGTGTGCGATCTTAATCGGCGACCTATATACAAATACAGATTCTTCGCATTCTTCGGCGTAAATACATGTCCATATAAATCTCTGAAACTGAGCACCAAATCCATCATCAAACTGAATTGTAGAGAAATACCGTTTTTTCTGTTTGGGTGGTATAGGCACAGTAACTATGCTATTGGTACTAATCAATACATCTTTGGTGGAAACAAACTGGCTTTCATTATTAAGTTCATACGCATTAGGTTGCGAACGGTCATTTCTCTCGGATGTAAGTCGACCAATATGACGATTCGTTATATGATTATAAAATCCAGATAAGAAACCAAACTGAGTCCACTTATTCGCATAATCCATCTCAAAAAATTGGTTTGGCGTATCATAATTCCCCACTGTCAAAATTGCGGCTACGTCGATGAGTGATGGACGGAAACTATAATGCGGCCAATAATGGCAATTTTCGTACGCAAAGTCACCGACAACCTTTTGTTGATGAAGCGCGAGTTCATGCGTCATTCGTCGTATTATACGATGACCCTGTAATTTGTAATCACGTACAGTCTCTCCATAATTTCGATTGTATAAGATTTGACGCACATTATCTCCGGAATTTCGCGCATCCGTCATCATTTGTATCGCTTTATTAATGTAGCTTCCTGGTGTATGAAACAGAAAGTCATCTTCCATATGAATCCAATATACAGGCTTTAGTTCATTTAATTTATGCCAGATGACATTCATACTGCTTCTGTGTCCCTTTTCCTGCGAACCTTTCATATGATAATCGATCCATGGATAACTTTTCTGCATCCTATCGCGGTCTTCTTCACTGGAATTATCATCAACACAATACCAATAGTCGACCATACCGACATCCGTCCACATATTTAATATAGAATTCACGGTTTGTTTAAATAAATCAAACCGCTTACATGTAGTAAATGTTATGATAACGCGAGGCGACTTATTTCGGTTACGGTTTACAATAATATTCGATGCCGGTGATTGAGCAGGAACATTTTTATCGAGGTATGGCAGTTTATCGAGTGGTCGCGATAAATGAAATTCTTGAATGTTGTTTGGCGAGATATCTGTTATTTTTAATAACGCGCACGGTGCAACGAGTGCGTGTTTAACTTTCATGAAAAGTCGGTTCCAAATTTCAATCGCATCATTATCATAAATGTCATTTTTAGATGCAATAACTGCAAGAAAATTATCAACTACATAAAAGAGCCGCAATACCTCGTCAAATGTGTCCTCCTCGAAAAAATGTTGATAAAATACGAGATTACTATATGTAGATGCCATAAAATGAAACGGCATAATATTATGTCGAAGAATCGTTTTGCAACATTCGTATCCACTTCGTTTATCGAAAATATAAAATGATGATATGGAATTATTGTATTCTATAATGTCATGATATTTGTCGGTTGAAAGGAATAGTTTATTCTGTGGAAACTTGTTGTATTCTTTATATTTATGATATAGAGAATTTACCATGACGTGGTTTCCATCCGCACGAAGAATTTCCATGGTAGAAGCAATACCTTCGATCCGTTCTTCGTCGTATTCCATCGTTTTACAGTAATATTTTAATGAATTATACTTGTCACCCTTTTTATTATACAAATCCCCGAGGCATAGTGCACTATAATATTTCTCCTGTGCCCAGTTGTTTTGCGAGAGAACACGAAGGTACCATTCGATTGCTTTCTCGATATAAGCCGGTCCTGCATCCATCCAACTCTGAGCGCAATAGAACGCATATCTCTCGGCGAGTCCGCGGTCGCAGCCATTTCTGCTCTCTTCATGAAATCCGCGCTCAAGAACTGCCGCATCCTTGATATATTTATTAGGGTCTTGACTACGGCTTCCACTTCGACCAGAATCAACGTAATAGTCTCCCTGAATCGCATAAGAGCTATCCTCCTTATCTACACACGTAATATACTCATGAAGCACGCCGACAAACCGCCACCGTTTTCGATTATTTACAATAAGCGTTCTCAAATATACAAACGACTGCCCGAGTTTTACTTGATACGCATCGTGTGTAAGATTACACGGCATTCGAAAGTCTCCATGTATAGAGTCATCTGCATCAAAAATAAAGAGATAATCCGTTTTATTAAACGCCATCTGAAGTGCCAACGTACGATTGAACCCGAAATCACGCCATTCTACTTGCTCAATATGTCCAGGAATATTGCGCTTCTTAAAAAATGCACGAATAATATCCATCGTATCATCGGTTGAACCGGTATCGGATATAAAATATGCATCGAAATCGACATACTTGCATAGATTTTCAAGTGTTTGTGTAATAATATGTGACTCATTTTTTACAATCATGTTCAAGCATATCGTATAGGATTTAGAAGGTTTTTTTACTATCTCAATTTCAGCATCTGCTTCTTCCGTCGCTTGTATTTCAGTGATAATCATTCGATATACGCTTACATGAAATAACTATTTGTTTTTAGGTCTGTTTTATTTTACAATTATATAATAACCATATTATAAATAACCTACTATTATATAATTACTATAAATAATTACTATAAATAATTACTATAAATAATTAGTATAATGTCATTTACGCGATTTCATGATGACCCGGACCGTATCAAAAAACAACTTCAGCAATCTACCGATGTAGGGAGATATTGTTTGAATGTGCCGGGTCCTGGTGATAAGCCGCAATATGTTGAAGACCCATATATTCGAGCACAGTTATGGGCCGGTAATATTATGACGAATACTGTAGATGTCGAAGCAGAGTTGTTCGGTCTCTCGCGCCGCCTGAACCGCGACTCTGTAGATAACTATCATCACGATGAACGCGCATCTCTCGCAACACGAACGAATGAGATGATACGATGCCCTACTCGTGGTGGTAGCTCTGTAGAACAATCACGGGCTACACACCCCGCATGGATGTTGCGCGACGTTGAACAGGACAACTGGAAGATGCTCCACTTCGACCCGCAAGAGAATGTATTCATGCCGTTTTTTAACAATCTGAATACCCGTATTATTGAAAAAGACCGGTTTATCCCGCAATCTACGGTCCCTGGAATCGCCGACGATACATATTTCACGGTTCATCCAACAAATAGCAATCCTGCTTTGGAAGGAATGGTCGGTGGAAGACGCAATAATGAGCGCGGTTTAGGCAGTGGTGGCGCCGATGATAACGGTGGTATTCAATCTGTTGGAGATATTCGTCAGTTTAGCGGAACAACTGCTTTGTTCTCATAATATTATGTGTATTGGAATAATATACACCCTCGCACATTTAAAACGGAACAATTTTTAGTCGTTTCACTTTAATTAGTTTAAGGTTGGGTTTTTCATCCCCTTGTATAGTTTGTTTATAGCAATTCGATAAAACTGCTTGATTACTTGTTCTACTTAGATAAATTGGTGTGTCTAATTTATTTATAGATGTTTCTGCTATCTTGTAGATGTTTGATGAACCGTTACGGTCTCTGTTCCATAAACCACAACCGCTCTTACAGCGTAGTAGCCCATGAACCAACCGCATATCATCCTTGTTTGGTCTTGGATTTTTTCGTATCCTGAATTTCTCACATATACCACCATTACAATTGGAACATTTACAACTGGTTCTAAATTCATCCACTAAAAACACCTTATATTTGTTCTTCCTGAATAAAGTCCGAATTCCTTTTCCCATGGTTGGTTCTTTGAATTTCATTTGTTTCTTTTGTTCCCAGTCTCCAATACAAATTACAACATCTTCTGGATTTCCAAATATTTTTTGGAAGTTGTTAATCATTTTTATTTCACTTCGTTTTGTGTTGATATACCTACCAAACTTCAATTTACGAAATAGTTGCTTCTCATAAAATCCAAATAAAATATGGTTTATTCTGTTTTTTGATTGTATATATTCTTTGAACCTATCAATGTTTAATGTTTTCCTATTGAAATTAGACAGTTCCGTTTCATATTCTATAATTGTCTTTCCTTGTATTTTATTTGTTTTCATAGCAAGAATAATATTATTGTATTTTTTCAGTTTTGTTTCATTTCTTCTTTGGTTTTGAGAATACCTAAATATATTTGCATCTTTGGAAGCACCATCTACACAATAAATCAAATCATCTTTGCCAGGATCGACACCAACTATTTTTTTATTTTGTAAATCAGTATAATCAGTCAATTCATCAATATATAATTCTTTGGATGCATTCTTTTTGGTATTTGGTATTTTATTGCCTACCAAGTCCTTCCGTAAAAATAAAATACTTACTCCAACGCCATCAGTAGAAATCATGTGATGGAATGAATAACCTGTCTTGGTAAATAATTTTCGTTCTGTGCGAAAAAAGAATTCCCATATTTTATCCTCATGCTTTTTTGTGTTTCCTTCGTCAGTGTAATCTCCTTTGTTTCCTTGTTCTTTTCGTAAAAGCAAATTAACCAACGTAATGGTATCCAAACGAATATAACTGGGTGTTATTCCAGTTCGTAAAGGAAATACATTACTTATGGTTTCTAACTCATTTTCAACTTGTTTCATTATCGTTATCATACAAGGAAAATAATCCATCACTTTACATTTCAAATCATAATAAACGCTATCCTTTTGATATTTGGATTTATTTGGAAGTATGCGTTTCTTTTGTTCTGTTATCCAAGAATGGTAATAGGATTTGGAAGTATAATCAGTTTTATCTACAGTTAATAAATCATTTTTTATCTTTCTTAATTCACTACAAAGACTTCTTATTCTTGTTTCTCGTTCTGTTTTAGTTTTACACAACTTTCTTATCTTCTCAGTAATAATTTTCTTTTTCCAAACAACATTTACAAAGCGTTCCACATAATCCACGTAGTGTAGTCGTATGTTATTTTCATACATAGTAATAATGTCTTCGGTTAGGTATGCTAATACGTTGCTCATGTAAGTATAATCCAATTTATCATCTTGTGTATATGGTTTATAATGTTCATTATAGAACACCGTAAGTTTATCTTTCAATTCAACAGTATCCTTATTAGGAGGTCTTCCTCTTTTTTCTTCCTTTACTCCACACATAACTTTCATAACAGTATTTACCAACTTCTTATCAATAATAGGTAAGGTTTGATGGTTTTCATCATAATGATGCAGTAAATACAATTTCAGGAACTGTAAAGTATGAATAACAATCTTATGCGCCTTGATAACAACATCATTTATTTTGGTTGTGTTTATTTCAGGGCGTTTTAGTATGCTCTTCAGCGAGGTTTTTATGGATTTGAAAAACTCAGGCGGTCTTACTTTTTCTTCCATTCTATATTATACCTAAAGATTATAATTCTAAGTCTTTTTTACAAAATATTACTTATTCTAAATGTTTTCATT